GTAGTAACACCATTTGTAACTGTTTGGCTTATAATCGCTAAAGCTGTCTTTAATTCCTCTACTGTAATTTTACGACTTGCACCTGTTCCGTATGTTGGGCTTGCATACGTTCCGTCATTTTTAGTAATTTCAAGCAAGTCCTTTCTTATCTTATCGCTGTCCTGACTTCCGTAATCGGGTAATGCTGGTATTGTCTTATTTGCCATATTTTATAAAATTATTCTTCTTTCTCCAAACATTGTAGACCTGATAATCAAATCGTTTGTAATTCTGAACACATCCTCAGTCACGTTTTTATCGTAAATACGCGCGTATAAAGTGTACTTTGTATTTTGTGGTAACTTTGTACTGTCAATGTATGCTGTACCTTTATAAACGCCTGCACTTGGATTTGTAACAACTACTTTATTATCAACAAACCAGCTTTGCGCGTCGTTGTCATGTTCTGAACTTATACGTCTTATATCACTTTGTCCACCACTTTCATAGGTTTCAATCCAAAGTACAATACATGGATTAATTACATCCCCTGACTTGTTAAATGTAGCTATTATTTTAGTGTTTTCAAATCCTTTTAAGTACCAAACTGCACCGCTGTTTAATGGATCAGTTGTTGTAATGTCATAGCTTTTTATCGTATTATTTGAATAGTCAGAATTGGCTAAAAAACCAGCACTATTTAAAATATAGTCCTCTGTTTGAGAATAAGTTACACCTAGTCTTATAATTTCAACTGTTACGCTATAAACAAAATCCCAGCCTGCAATGCTTGCAAGCCTAGTCCAATCATTGTTTATGCCGTTAAATTCCTCTGTTGTATCGAAAAAATCTGAATTTATATTTGATAAAATTAATTGTTTCCAATATTCCCAGCGCATCATAAAGGGAAAATTTAAAGCATAGGCGTATGAATTAACCGTTTCATTATCGTTATCAAAGTCGCGCGTTAATACTACATTTCTTCTTATTTCGTTTGGAATCTTGAATGGCCTACCTTGTGAAAACGCTATATTTTGAATTGCTAATTTACCCCCTGTGCTATAATCATAATTAACTACATCGATATTGGTCGTATTAATATTAAAGCTATCAAGTTCTATGTCCGCTTCCGTAGCGTGTTTTAATTTTAATTGTGGCTTTACATTAAGAATCTTAATGCCATCATTTTGTAAGTCTGTGAAATTTATGTTAAATGAAGTATTGCATACAACATCATCCACAGGCATCACATCAAATTCATTGTTTAATATCCCAAAGCTTCTTGTACTATAAGGATGCTGAATAAAAACAGTATCAAAGTTTACGATATTTGTTTCCGCTAATTGAATCGCAAAGCTTTTATAGTCAACTAATAAGTTAACTCTATCGAACACGGTCGGAGCGTTCCAATCCTCTGTACTTAAAGATAAAATGTATTTTTTATTGCCTGTAATTACCGCCCTGTTTCCTGCAGATAGTTCTAATACTGCAGTTATCGTTATTGTTGTACTGTCATTTATAACGCTAGTAATACTTTTAATTATACCGGTGCCTGTAAAAGTTGTACCATTTGTACTCGTAGAAGTAAGGCTATCAAATTGGAAATTATCAACATATAATTGATTGTTACCTATATAGTCGCTTGCATTGTCAGGTAAATAATTAAAATTTAATCTTGTTCTATTAAGCACACCACTAAATGTGCCTGTTGTTTTTAAGACGATTGTTACGGTATTACTTACATTAAAATCTAAAGCGTTGATAGTATTAGCATAAACAAGACTTTGAATGTAATATTTTGAACTTCCGCCATTAAAGCTTTCATTATACCACCCTACATTTTTTGGTAAAGCAGGTAAAATAACATTTAAGTTGTCAAAAAAGTTTTTCCCTATTTGTATTCTGTTAATTAAATTAAGGCTTTCACCGCCTTCAAAATATGCTGGCTTAGTAGTTGCATCCTGACCAGCTAAATATAAAGGAGTAACTAAAAAAGTATGTGTTAATTCAAATTTCTGTTTCCCATTTGTTACTCCTTTACCAATTACAGTAGCCGAACCTGTCTGATATGTTTTAGCACCTTGAAAAAAGCAATTTTGAGCAGTCACAGTATTAGTGGCATCCAAAGTTGTACATCTTAACTCCTGTAATTCTCCATCCGTTAAGCCTACAAAACTACTTCCGTTTTCAACTAAGTTATAATTGAAAATCAAATGAGTTATTTCAGTTATATTTGTAATCTTTCCAGTAGTCCAAGTTACTTGTGTAAATGTATCATCTACCCTGAAATTATTTGAATCTATTATTTCGGTTACTATTACTGTTTTAATTGAGTTGCTATTCCAACCTGCTGAATACATTTCTAACTCATCACCTAACCGTAATGAAGCCATAAACACAGCATTTCTTGTATATATAACATTTGCAGTATCTAATGTATTTATATTTGTAGGCGCTAAAATAATTTCGTTTTTTGCCGTAGCTACGTTTACATTCTCATAGTTAAATTCAATCTTTTGAGTAACATAATCACCAATATTTGCCATAAACGTAGTCAAATACGTTCCATAACTCATGTGAGACTTAAATGTACGCGATGTTATATTTATCATTTACCTATATTTTGAAGGTCAGCCATTTTATTAAAAAAGTCTTTTTTTGACAATTCAAGTTTTTCAAGTTCAATGTCTACCTTTTTTTTATCCTCTTCGCTTAGTTCGCTTTTTTTTTCTTCAATCATGGTAGGCAAATAGTTAATTAATTTGCCAATTTGCGAAGCTATGTTGTTAACGTCTATAAGTAAATTATTTTCCATCTGGTATCAATTTTGTCTCTTTTAAATTAGTCAAATAAACAGTTTTGACCTTGAATGTTCCAGTAGCCGTTTCCTCTATCGGGTTGTATTTCAAACTTAAGAGTATAGCTTCATCACCGTTCGGCGCAAATATACGATTATTATTTAAAACTTTTTGAAAATCATTGAATGTAAAATTGATTTTATCAAAACTTTTTAGTAAATATTGATTTTGACCCCCTACGAATGATTGGAAATAGTGAAAATTGTCATATAAGTATTCAGCACTTAGGTAAGTTTCGTTTCCATTCATCAATTTACCGTCTGAATCTATCAATATATTTTTTGGAACTTCAATATAATCATTATCAAGTACCAACATCCCCACTCTATTTTCTATTAAGTTACTAAAGCCTTTTAATTCCACATAAGGCACGTTTGGCATCTCAAAATTTAAGTCAATACCAAAAAATTCTAATACATCTAATATATCGTTTAATATGTCAATCAAAGCATTAACCGCAGATATTGCACCATTTATAACTGCAATTAACCCCTCTAATAATGCCCCTGTTGTTTTGAAGAAAGCATCTAAAAGCGTTTCCATAGCATTAAGGCTTATCTTTCTTTTTCCCAAAGCGAATGATATACGCTGCTCAAATAACCCTTTTGCAAGATTCATTTTTATGTTATTGGTAAAAATAGCATTTTGGATCACCTGGATAGAAGTACCTTTATATTCAGAAATAGTATTCTTATCATTACTATCAATCGCAAAGCTTACTATATAATTACTATGGAAGTCATCTTTATTTAGGCTGTATTGATACCTAGAATCTAAAATGTCAGGCAGTTGATAAATAGGACTTGATAAAGTAAAGTCATTCTTTTCAAAGTAAACTATACCTTTATCAATTAATAATTTTGCATTGAATTTAGTTTTTAAAGTACGGATAAAGTCACCAAAATTTGAATTGTGAAATCCTTTATCAGCATTGTTTTTTGTTAAGTTACCACTAAGACCTAAAAATTCAGGTATAGTATAACGCTCAGGGACAATAACTTCCTGATTAAACGGTAACTGTTGATAAATTGAACTTTTAAATGTTAATCCTAAATGCTTAAAACCAATCTCTAGTAAGTCCTTAGTATACATTGCCTTTAAATACTTGACAGGCTGAATCATCATGGTAAATAATTTTATTACCAATGTAACCAATGAAGCAATTAATACAACTACATATAATATTTCTAAAACTAAACCAACTATAGCCGAACTTTCCAAAGGATTTAGAAGCTTCACTGTAAGCTTTTTTATATTTTTAATAGTGTCTAGTATTTTATCTGTTACAAAAAATATTGTCAATAAAGTTATAAAGTATTCAGTAGTATAGTTTTTTTTATTGATACAATAAGGTATATCTACGTAATTTGATGAATTTATTAATCCTATACTTTCCAGGTATTCAAAGCTAAATGAATCTATCTTGTCATTAAGCCAATCAATACCACCCTCAGGAACTACCGTAGCTTTAATAGTACCGTTTTGATACTCAGCACTCCAAAGGTCTATATATCCGTTTATTAAATCCTTTTTTATCCCTCTTTGATTATCTAATTCCACCAAAAAAGGCACGCCCTCAATTACACCTACCCCACCATTAAAGCCATCATTTAATACTTTCTTTAAAATAGTATAGGCATCATTTGCAAACCTTGAATCACCTACCCCGAACTCAAAATTTGTAAGTGATACAGCTTCCCTGTTGTTATCATTGTCAAAATTTAACTCGATTTCAAGTTCAGCAATATTATTTGAATCGTTTACCTTAATGCCATTGATATATTCGTTTATTCTCATATCCTTGTTTTTTGTTTATGAATAATGACAGTTTTTTGTACTTGTTTTAAAATAGATTCTCTAATATTACCCATTGAATCAACATCAATCTGTTGTACTGGTTTTGCTATTAATTCTTTTAATAAATCATTTGTTTTTACCTGTGTTTGTAAAATTAAACTATTCATAATATTGGACGATGTGTCACTATTCTCATAAACAGGCTTATATAACTGCTCAAAGTTGCCATTAATTAAGCTTTTAACCGCGTCATGATTCTCAATATTGGCTTTCTTTGGGATTACAGCCTCACCTTTAGTAAGCATAAACGGTATGTCATCCACTCCATCTTGTCCACCTACGCCCAAAGGAGTAACCATTTCATTTCCGTCTTTTGCAAATTGAACAATACCTTTAGCAACTCCTTTAGCTATTAACACATCACCTAGCGCACGTACTGGAGCTGTGTCAGGATTACCCCCTACCTCTGTTAATCTTGCATTAAGAGCATTAAAATAAGCTTCTGTTAATTGTATCAATTCTTTTTGCCTAGCTTGTTTTTCTAAGGCTTCTTGTTGTTTTAATTCACGCTTTGCAAGCTGTGCCTCTTCAAATGCAAGCGTATTTTCAGCACCTTTTTCAGCCAATTCTCTTTGCCTGTCAATGCTTGTTTTAGTTTTCTCAATCTCTTTGTCCTTAACCTGGTTAGTTAAATTGTTTTGATTATCCAATTCTTCACTAACCGCAGAGGTAACCTTTTGAAGTTCGTTAATAATTAAAGTAGTTTTTTTGATTTCAATTTGCTTTAATTCTTCTGTTTCTTTTTTATTAGCATCCCTTAAAGCTTTATTTTTTTCGAGTTCCAATCTTTTTAAATCAGCATTTAGTTGCTCATCTACCTTTAATTTAGCTTTAGCTTTTTCTTCATCTTGTACAACGCTTAAATCAATTTGTCTTTTTTGTTCTTCAGCGTTATCAGTTAATTGTTTAGTTCTTGCTTCAAATTCTTGATTTTTTAGAGATTGTGAATCATCAAAAGCTTTTTTTCTAAGCAATAACAATTCATTGTTAAATACATTTTCAGCATTTAAAACCTTTGTATTATAATCATCTAACAACTCCAATTGTTGTTCTTGACTATCTTTTAATACATCAATTTCAACTTGTTTGCGTATTTGCAATGTTTCTTTTTCAAGTTTTAAAACTCGTTCTTTTAATGCAATTTCTTTTTCTGCTTGTTGTAATACCCTTTCGCTGTTTTCTATCTCAGAATCTTGAGCAGATTTTACAATTTTTGCAATTAATGTTCTCTGACCTTCTGCTATTTTTAAACCTTTTATTGTTTTTTCTAATAAAATAGCATCTTTTATAGCGATCAATTCTTGGAAATTTACTCTTTCTTTTAAATCTGCATCACCTTTTTTATTTAGTTTATTTTCCTCTTCAATACCTTTATTAAACAAATCAAATTGCTCTTGTTGATTTAATAATTCTTTTGCTCTTAACTGATTAATAAACAAAGACCTTTCAGTTAATTGATTTTTTTCGTCAGCTATTTGATTAGTTAATATTTGTATTTCGCTGTTTGAAGCAAGCTTCTTTTTAAGAATTAAATCAATACTAAATTCCGTTTCTGCTTGTAGCCTTGCTCTTAATCTTGCATTTTCCTGCCTTGGTAAATCACTTAATTTATCTTCTGCATCAATTTGTGTTTTAACAGATTCTTCTAAAGCTTTTATATTGTCTTCGCTTGCTTTATTTACAATATCATTTGTTAATATATATTCAGCACCTTTTTTCTTAAGTCTTGCAATTTCTTTTTCTGATACTTGCTGTGCTTTTAAATCTCCTAAAACTGCATCCAATGCTAATTCTTTTTGTTTTTTTGCAATATCCAAAGATATTTTTGATGCTTCAATTCTTAGTTTAGTAGATTTAATTAGTGCTAAATTCCTTTCTTGCAATGTTCTCGTTTCATCACTTGATATTTCGCTATAATCTTCTTCATCTAAAGATACCTTTTGAAGCGTTAATGATAGTGACCTAATAGCATTTTCATATTCATAAGTTTTTTTTGTCAAATCAACCATTAATTTCACTTGTTCTTCTACTCTTTTTGATGTACCATCAAATGACTTACTAATCTTGTCAGTAGCTTCGCTTGCTTGTTTACTAGCTTCAGCAAAGTCTCCACTAAACAATGCTTTTAATGCAGTACCAAATTGCAATAATCCTTCCCCAGCTTTTGCAAGATTACCTACTAATATTGTAATGTATGCCGAAATCCTAGCTATTATTATAGCAAATTGCTGACCTCCTTCACGGCTAGACTTAAACAATGCACCTAAAGAAGCTACTGCAGAAATTAATAATCCAATACCTATTGCTTTTAATGTTACCCCTAATTTTTTACCAAAACTATCAGCACTTGCAAATGATTCTCTAATTCCTTTTAACTGACCTGATAAGTTTTGAAATCCACTTACTAAAATTGAATTACTTTGATTCATTTTACCAAGGGCATCACTGTATAAGTTAGAACTATCAATTGCATCACGAACAGAATCGGTATAGTTACCAACGTTCATGGAGTTTTGTTTTAGCTTATCGCTATTGGCTGAAATCTTAGCGTTATTTTCATCTAAAGATTTATTTATTCTTACAAGATTAACAGCATAATCTTTATCAGCTTCATTTAATTTTTTTCTTTCAAGTCTTAATAAAGTTTGTTGAGCTAAAAGCTTTTGTTCAGTGCCTAATAATTTACTTTCAATTATTGCTAATGCTTCTAATTCCGCCTTTCTATCTTTTGCAATTGCTTTATTAACTGCATTTTGTTTAATCTGCTCGTTTGTTAATAGCTTTGACTTTTCCTGTACCTTAATCTTTTTTTCTTCAAGCTTTACAATAGCTTCATCAACCTTTTTTTTATCCTCCAAAGCTTTGGTGACTTCTTTTATCTGCTTAGAGTTCTTAGGGTCTTTATTAGCTTTTAACGTCTTGGTAGATTCTTTATTAATCTCTTTTAAACCAATAACCAGCTTATCAATTTCAGTTTCAAAAAGCTTTGCGTTCTTTATTTGCTCAACAAATAAATCATCGCTAATTATATCACTACTCTGTACCTTTTTAGATTCTGCCATTTTATGTAAGTTTTATTAAGTCAATTATTAATTTAATAGCAAAGTAAACTATGCTAAAAATAAAAAACAATGCCCCTAAAAATGGACTTAATGCCCACCCAATAAATAAGGTTACAAATAACAATATTAACAATACCGCTATTTTATTTAATATAAATCTTTTCATTTATTTTTACTTAAGTTTTTGCAATAGTTGTAAAATTCAAATACGCTAATTTTGTTTACGTCAATCTTGAAATTCATCTGCTTTTCAATCTGAAAAATCAAATCGTAAAACGATAAATTATCAGTCTTTTTTTCTTCAATATTTTTAAGTTCTTCCTCTTTAATCTCAATAAACATCAAAGGCTTATTTTCAGCCTTCATTATTTCAATGTCAATCTTTATTTTTAGCTTAGTCAAAAATTCTTTACTAGCCCCGAATGTGTCAATAATCTCATCATTTAGTTTTTCGTAAACAATAACATTATAATCATTTTCTTTTAACTTTTTACTTAAATACTTTAAATTATTTTCTTCATGTAATTTTATCCAGTTTACAAATGGTAACCCATGAATACTATTATAGCACGTTTTTAAGTATTGCCTGATTAATAAATTTGATAATGCTAGGCTTAATTTCTTTATATAGTTCATATCTTGATTGTTCGCTTAGTCCTATAATGTCTTTACCGTATACTTCGGTTAAGTCTGTTTCGTCCTTTATTGAATTAGCTACTATTGTAAACCCATCTTTGTAAATCCTAACAAAAAAAGACTTATAAAATGCTCCAGTATCTTTTAATGTTATATGGTCAGCAGTTGTTTTGTTTCTTTTACTTCCTCCAAATACTAGCTCTGTAGCCTCTGAATAGTAACCTAAAAAATTATCGTTCGCATCTGTTCCAGTTTCAAAAAGTTGGTCTATCCTGTTTAGGTCTACTATAAAAATTTGCACTTTTTTGTCAGCATAGATTTGAATTAATATCTTATCTGATGTTAAATTTTTGACATTATCGCACAATTTTTTTAAAGGCTTAAACATTCTGCAAAGGTAATAAAAAAAGCCTTAGTAAATTAATACTAAGGCTTTGATTTTAATAATTAATAAACTAAGCTACAGTTACATTTTTAGCTGTATAGCTTCTACCATTTGCAAGCGGTGTAATGGTTAACACGTTGCCAATAGTTTGCGAAGTATAAGTAAGCGTATAAACTCCCGCGCTTTCAGTTAAGCCTGTAATGGCCACATCCGCAGAAGTAGTTACGTTTCTTAATTTAGAAGCAACTGCCCCAACCATACTAACGAAATTAGCAGCCAATAAACCTTTGTCTTTAATTTTATTACCAACTGATCCATAATTAGTAACTAATTTAAACGTCATGGATGTTTGACCAGTTGTAACTGGTTCGATAGTAACATCAACTAGTCCACTAGCATTTAGCAAATCGGCAGTAATTGAACCGCTTTCAATGTAAGATTCATAAGACTCTTTTTCAGAGATTGCATAATTGAATGACATCACTATTTTGGCCATAGTGGTATCAGTCATTTTTACATCCTTAATTTGAATTGATTTAGCATCAATATTTTTAGGATATAAAACAGTACCATCTTCAGCACCACCAATAAGGTTACCATCACTATCAACATAGAATACTGACAAAGTAACACATCTATTGCTTTCATAAGCTTCGATATACTTCGCAGGAAACCCTACTAATTCAAAAGACTGAGTACGGATACCGTCTTTTATGTAGTAAATCCTTCCGCTTGGAGCAGTTTCAATCACATTGTCAGCACGTTCACCACCTACTGTTTCAAGTGTTGATGTTGGGTACCATCTTTTAGAAGTATCAGCATTGTTTAATAACGCATCCAATACTATTTGAGTAAGTGGAACGCTTGTATCGTATTTATTTTTAGCGCCTGTTGAATCATAAGTTTCAACAAAGAAAGCTTTTTGATAAACACCCATAGGTTTAGCGCATCCGCTAATACCCGTATTTTTTAAACCTGTTCCGCAATCACATGCTGCCATAACTATTTTTTTTTAACAAGTACAAGTATAATTTTTCCTAATTGGTAAGCTAAAGCTTAACTGCACACCGCTTAAAGTGTCATTGAATATGCTATTCTCATAGCCTTTGTCATTAACGTAAATACCAAACTTTAGCTTTTCCTCCACTCTGAACTCTGAAATATTGGCTTTATTGATATACCTGTTATTGTTAAGCATATTTATAAAAGCATTCATTAAATTATACATCGGCTTAATTGCGTTTGCATCAAATGAATCAATTTGCCAATGTTCAAAGTCCGCCTGTGTTAAGAAGTATAAAGTTAAATCTACATTTCTCTCATCGCTTTGTTGACCGTTATAAAACACCTCACTAAATGGTCTTCTAAGAAATACCATTGGAGTTTTTTTAAACATATCACTTTCCATACTTAGTTCTTCATTCGCTTGCTTTACAGTTCCATGAGTGAAATATGGAGCAGGCAAATTATAGATACCTTTAATTGGAAGTGAAGCGCCTGATACAATTATATATTCGTTATCAACAAGTGATACAACAGTATAAACAACCGCATTAATAGTTACTTTAGATTGTGGTGCTAAATAATAAGTATTGCAAGTAAATAGTTTATAGGTACTGCCTACAGTTACCACACTTGTAACATTTAACTTTAAGTCTAAATTTGCTACTAAATCCTTGATTATATCTATTGTGCTAACCATATTAATAAGAATAACCTTTGATAAAGCCTTTATAAGTCGGATATGTTGGCTTATTTAATTCAATATATAGCTGAATATTTTTATAAATGTCGATGCTTTCGTTATAGCGTTGGAATAAAAATTCCTGTGTGAAATCATTATTTGAATTGTCTACACCATTAACTACCGAACCGCTCATTGACTGTTTTATTTTATTATCCCTCACATACTCGAAAAAAATAAACCCTAATAACATATCTTTTATCCCATTGCTTACAATCGAATATCCGTTTTGCTCAACATAAAGTGGGTTTGTAATTGTCAAATAAGAAGCGTTTACAGGTAAGTGATTAACTACGTTAGCTTTATAAAGATTGAATAAATCAATCCCTAATAACTCACGTAAATAGCTTTCTTCATAAGCATCAATATAAGATTCAATCTTATCGTTAATGCTCTTAACTAAATCGTATTTGCCTGTAAAATCGTCCTTAACAATTATTAATCCCATTTATTTTATAATTTTAGCAATCTTTTGATTAACGAATATTAAAGCAATTGCATAACTCACTGAATGTATTTGCCCTTTTTTCAAATGCTCGGTATCTTTCAATATCTCTACATTCACACTTGAATCAAGGTCTACATCCAAAAGTATTAAACTTTCAGATGTAGATTCTTGAATTTTAGCCATTATTAAGCTTTAGTTAATGCAGTGATTGCAGTGCTAAATGTACCCTTAACAAACGCCTTAACGTGTTGAGATTTGATATAGAATGCCAATCTCATTTCAGCTAAGATAGTCACTAAGTTTTTAGTGAAGTCATCATTTTCGTAGCCTACTGACAAAGTAATATCTTCTTTGATTCTTAGATTGCCTTTAGAAGCATCCATAATTAAGAAGTCACCAGCTGTCATTCTCGCGTTACTAATTACAGGAACTTCCATAACAGAGGTTGAGCCTGGCAATGTAACAGGGAAAATATAGTTTTTATTGGCATCTTTAGTAAGCTTCATTAAAGCAACGTCAGATGGATTCATAACAATAACATTTGCCATGAAGCCAGCAGGTTGACCAGAAATAACCTCAGCAGTTGCGATTTGAGTAATACCAGCAACTAACACATCGTAGTTGTTTGGAGTTACAACCGCCAAAGCTAATGCACCACCTGTGAAAGCTGTAGCATTAGTTAACACACCGCTTAAAGTGTTACCAGTTCCAGCACCTGAAAGAACTTCACTATCTTTTTTCAACTTGATAAGAGTAACAAGTTCGTTATTAATCTCACCAGCTAATGCAGGGATGTCATCTAAAGCTTCTTTAGAAGTTTTGATGTAAGAAGTGATTTTTCTAACATTAGTTTTAGCTTCTACTAGATCAAAATCAGCTTGTGTTTTAGCAGAACCCTCACCAGTCATACCAGCACCACCATCAGGATTTTTCATCTCTGCATAAGAAATGGTATTACCTGAAGTTGGAGCAGAAGCGAATAAGTCAGCGAAGAAAGGAGCAGAACGAGGTAATGGAGTAATACCACCTTCAAACTGATTTAACAACATTGAAAGTCCACCTGTACCAACAGCTGTAACATTTCCAGTTGTCATTGTTGCGGCCGCTTTTACACTAAGAACAATTTTCTTAGAATCACCATCTTTGATACTATCAATTTCTGACTTTTTCAAAGACAATTGGTCAACCAATTCTTGCTCAACTGATTTGAATTGAGCAACTGGAGCTACTTCTTTAAGAGATTTTAATTCATTTGCAAGTCTTACAACTTCTCCTTTAATTTCAGCACTCAAAGTGCCGTCTTTTTTCAAAGATTCAATTTCACTTGAATCTAATTTTTTAGAAATCAGGTCTTCAAGTCCTTTGAATTGTGATTCTTGGAACTCATTGTGTAGTTCACCTTGTTCAGCTGCAGCTTTAGATAGAAAGTCAGCTTTAGAAATTCCTTTTTCTTCTAGGAATAAATTAAATTTTTTCTTCATGGTTAGATTAATTGTGAATAAAATGATTTATTTTCTTTAATTGCTATTATCGGCTTGCTTTCTTCCTTAGTGTTATTAGCGACTAAGTCTTTAGCAAATGACATTTGTTTAGCATATAACTGTCTGATTGATAGTTCATATTCATAATTAGGAGCGTTTTTAATTAAGTAGTTTAATTCGCTTTCTAACTGTTTAATAAGGTCTTCATGTGTACCTTTAAACCCTAAAAATGGCGTATTTTCATTACATCCAAAAGTTACCACGCTACACTCGAATAAATTAAGTTCCTTACATTCAAATGCTGAACTTGTTTTTGTAGGGTCATCTTGTACTTCATCTTCCATGTCTAAAGGTAATTGCGTAGATGGAACATCTATCCAATTGCATTTATCCCAAACATATTGGAACCCGAATGAATGTTCCTTATAAATACCATTTGCATAGCGTTCAATAATAATGTCCCCTAATCCGCTTTTCTCTATTTTATGCTCACCAATCAACCCAATGTTATCCTCTAGTAATGAATTGAAAGTGGCACAAGGCTCTTGTATATTGTGTTGATGTAAAAATTTTATTTGTCTATTTGATGTTGAGGATGGCCCACGGTCATTGATTGACTTTAAAAATGCACCTTTTCTTATAATGTCCATTTCTGCATCAATGGTATTGAATGAAGCATAATAAGCAATAGCAACCCTATTATTAACGTCAGGCAATTCAACAGTATTAGCTAATGCTTTGTAGTATATAGGACTATTTGTATTTTTTGCAAATTTTTGCATAGTTTTTCTCTATTTTTTGCAAAATTAACAAATAAAATTAAAATCAAATCATTTTTTAGTATTTTATGCAAAAATAAATAATAAATTTGCATAAATCAATAAATATATAAATATGAACTTTATTTCACAGTTTGGGAACTACTTCAATAATCTTTTTGCTAATAACGAAAAGTATTTTTTCAACTCACAAAATAGCCGAATAATAGGCACTGAGGGGGCTGTTTACCTTGATGTTGAGCAACCGTACAAGATTTTTAATGAGAATCCAAGCGTTAACCAAGTAATCCGAAAAAAGTCAGCTATGTTTTCAAACATGGAATTGAAATTGGTTGATAGAGAAGGTAATGTAATAAGTGATGCTAATTTTGATAATTTTATAAACAATATAAATATTTATCAGGGTATTAATAGTTTTCTAAAAACTTACATTGAACAAAAAGACGTTTATGGCAATGTATTTATTTATAAAAACAAGCCATCAAATATTCAAACGTACCCCACATCTGTAAATTTGATTAGTGCCAGGTACTTAAAGCCTGTACTTACAGGTAAGGTATTTGACCAAATAAGCTTAGAATCAGTAATTAAGAATTACGAATTGTATAATGTTAATGGTATTATCAACAAGACATTTGAACAAAATGAAATACTTTGGTTGAGGAATACCGATATTGATGATCCGCTTGTAGGTGTATCACCTCTCAAATCTTTGAAATACCCTATCACAAACACAAAGTATGCTTATGACTACCTGAATAGTATTTCAAGTAAAAAAGGCGCTATCGGTATATTGAGCGATAATAATAAGTCACCAATGGGAGGTATGCCATTAAAGTCTGAAGAAAAAGCAAAAATTGAGAATGCCTATATTGATGATTACGGTGTTGAGGATGGTAAGCGTAAAGTGATTGTAACACAGTCAGCTTTACAATGGCAACCTATGACATATCCAACACGTGATTTGTTATTATTGGAACAGATAGACGCTTATTTCTTAACTATAATTGACCATTTCGGATTGAATGTAAATATATTTAGTTCAAAATCTCAAACATTTGAGAATGTAAAAAATAGTTTAATTCAAGTATATCAAGATACTATCATTCCAGAAGCTGAATTGTTTTGTCAGGAGTTCACTAAATTCTTAGGATTACAGAATGGTCAGAAAATAGTACCAAGTTTTGAGCATGTTAAGATTTTACAAGACAATAGCATAGTGGAATCAATTACACAACTTGTACAAACTAACATTTTAACTCCTTTGCAAGCACAAGAGATATTGAAAAATAGTAACAATGTAATAATTGATAATACAGGTAATTCAATCCTTGACAGACTTAACGGTCTTAGTCCTATTGTTGCAAATAATATGCTTGCTAATCTTACCCCTAATGAAGTGCGTAAATTGGTAGGGTTACCAGCGGTTGAGGGTGGAGATGTAATACCTGCACCATCTACAGGTTTTTAGGAGTAGTAAAAATGCGTATATACGGCATATCTGCAACTGTCAATTAAATGATTATAACTATCAATAGGTGTATTAGTTGGCTTCCCTGTTATCTTATCCTTAATCCACATATAACGCTTTCTTTCTTCTGCTAAGTTCTTACTAGAAGCTGTATAATATACGTTGTATTCTTTTAGCTTACTTATACCTGCATTGATACTACCTTTGCCCTTATTGGCGGGTAAGCAGTATAAACCTAAGCTTCTAAGCTGTGTAACCATGTCTGGGTCATGCTCTGTGTAAATCGTTGTATTTTCGTCGAATCCGTTTAATTCAAAGATTTGTTTTAATTGTATTGGTGCTATACCTGATTCATAACATAATTCATGAATAAATATATTGTTTCCTACTTTAGCTACTTTTACCCCTGCGGTCGGGTCGTTTGTATATCCAAAATCTAGGCCGCCCCAAAAGTCAGTGTCAGGAAATTGGTCGTCCGGTATCTCTTTCCAGTCACTAAAAATAATACCTTCAAGGTTACCAGTTAGGCCACGAGCATACACTCTCCAAAGTTCTTTGTCTTTGATATTTTCGATTTTATAATGGTCTTCAGCCGTTAAAAAATTATTATGCCTATGGTCTGATATAATAAGCTTAACACTTGCAGATAGGTCATTGCTTTCGGCACTTGTACCTATTAGCTTATCATGTGTCCAAAATGGCGCAGAGGGGTTATAATCAATGTATATTTGTTTTCTTGTTCTTATGGCCAATTGAAAAAATATAGAATAAGCAATGCCATTAGCTTCATTTACAAAAAGATAGTCACGTTTACCATTTTTAGCTGATTGCTCATCAAGGTTTGAAACGAACTCGATTAAAGAACCGTTTTTAAAGTAAATTATCCTATCCGACTTATTCCAAGATTCAATATATTCATTTAGTCCTTTAGTGTTAAAAACTATGTTTTCGGTGTCCCTGTAAGCGCCTTTTTTTAAGTTAGGTATAGATTCTCCCGTGATAGTTATAACACTATTCGGCTCACTGCAAGCTTTTAATAAAAGTAGTTGGCAAATAGAGTAAGTTTTTGAACTATTATGAACTAATATATTATCAATGCAATCTAAATAATAGCAATGATTATTTTCAACTTCAATATCATAAACTATGTCAACATTATTAACATACTCAAAACTTTCAATATTTTCTAATATATCAAACATTGTAAAACTTATTTTTTCGCCTATTAACTACTTCTTTTATTGTACATTCAGAAACATTATATTTTACTGCTAAATTTTTTCTTCCGTAGTTTTTACCGTTGTTTTTTGCGTGTTCTCTTATCTCATAAACTTGTTGTTCATTTAGTTTTGACATACCATTTAAACTACCTACTTTAGGTTTCATTAATTTATTATCAAAAGCATGTTTTATATTTTGACTTCTTGTACAATATTCTAAATTATTAATACTATTATTTGCCTTATTACCATCTTTGTGATTTATTTCAAATCCTTTTTCTTTTGCACCAAAAAAAGTAATTGCAATAAATAAATGAACAGTCCATGAACTATATTTTTTATTGTCACATAAAAGCATAGTTTTCATGTATCCATCTTTGCTTAAAGCTGGCTTTAATTGCTTTGTTTCCCCACTATTTTTGTAATTAATTGAACGTAGATTTCCTAATGACGAGGCTTCGTATCTACTAAAATTCGGTATTGGTTTCCATATTTCCATACTTTAAATATAGCAAATGTTTTAGAGTATTCCAACTACCCTTATAGAAAAATTTATGATCCTCTGTTACTATAATTTCTTTACCGTTTTTTAATTTTACTTTGATTGTTTTTTTAGTATTATTAAATTGAAAAAGATTTTTAACTAAATTCCATTCGTTTAACTTTGTTTCTTCATTATAAGACAAAACAAAGTCACCAATAATAATATCTTTTATTGGAATAGAACCTCTTTTAGTTACTACTAATTGACTACCTTCAAAACAAGAAGTACCTCCTTGATTGATTAATATCTTTTCGGTAGACTTAAAATTTTCGTGAAATACGTCTGTACCGTTAATATCTATCATTTTACTTCGTCTTCACTATTTGCAAAATCTGTTTTTGATGAATTAATATTTAAGTTAAAAATAGGTAATCCTGTACCTTTTACCTCTGTTTCTGTTTGTTCTTTTAACCCTTGTAATCTTGCTACTAAGTTAGTATTATACACTCCTAACATAGCTCCTTCTATTTGGTCATTGTCTATAATTTCTAAAGCCATCTTAGTGATAGCAAAATGATTTTCATAACTTTCTTTATTTGAAAGGTAATTATCAAGCGTTGCCTTAGTTATTCCAGCAAAAATACAAAGGTTTCCACGTGTTAAAGGAGTTCGTGTTTCAACTTGCATAGTAGTTCCTGCTAAGTCACCACTTTTTATAGATTCGTTTTTAATCCAATATTGAGTTTTCATAAACTCGAAATACTCAATTAGTTTCTTTTCCCAAGCATCAGCTTCGTACTTCTTTTTTGAAAAATTAAATGTACGTAAATCCATGATTACCCTCTTTTATGTACAAAATTATTGATTAACGGTTTATAAATGTACTCTGCGCTTACAAGATTTGAACCATCCGTATAGGTTATATTTGCCCCACTAATTGAACTTATCGGTTGCTTAATAAATACGGTTTGGTTTGTGCTATTGTAGTCTGTAACATACATTTCTGAGTTGGTGTTAAAATCAAAGCTTATTAAATTAATTAGCCAAAATTCTATGGCCATAACTTTTAGCGTATATTCAATTTCGATGTTATCGGATAGCCATACTTCATTCCCGTTTTGATACTTTACAAATGTCTTATCTTTAGTCTGTTTTTCAAGTCCAAAATAAGCATTTGGTAGCCTTATTGAATTGTACCAATTAAGTGAATCAAAGTCGTTCTTTAAAGATATATCTGATATTCTTCCATCATTACCGTTCTTGTACCATTCCAGGCGTACCGTATTGTCGGCTACGTGGTCAAAGTATTTAGTAAGGCAAAATTCAAAACTAAAGTAGTCTATTGTAGTAGCTAGTATAGTTGTTCCTGTACACTTTACCCTATACTTACCCTCTCCGTATGTTGCAGCATTGAAAACCTTATTAAAGTCTAATAAATAACCAATACGGTCTTCATCGTATAGTGTTTTCCCCCCATAACCGTATGCATAAAACGTTCCATAAGTTGCATCTATTAATGCTGTTTTATCAACCCATGCACCATTTACATACTTTTGTAAAGTCATTTCAGCGCTTACAAAGTTGTTATCTAAAAACCAAATAAATGATGTTTTGTCGTTTTTTAAGTCGCTTGTAGGTGATCCTGTTTCGGCTAAAAAAGTAATATCAAAACAACACACTTCATCAAATGCAGAAGGTACTACTCCAGTAGTCTGAGGTGCTAAAGGATTGTTTTTTATAATATTAAAGTCTTGTTTTAAAGCTACTCCATTCATATATTGCCATTTCACGCAAATATAAAAAAAATAGTCGGATAAATTAATATCCGACTAAATTTTTAATAGTTTCGTCTAGTGGTTTACAATAGTCTTTGATTTCGCAATATGCTGCGAACCTCCCTTCATTCCATCTGCTTATTAAACTTGATTGACAATCTATGTCTTTATCAAATGTCTTACATTCTTGAATCAGCCTTTCAAGGATTTCTTTTTCTATTACTAGGTATTTTTCGTTTTTCATATTTCTATCATTATTTTTATTTTTAAGTTACTAAATGAATAAGATAAAGGAGGTAAAGTTTTTATATATTCATTTAACTCATCTATTTTAGTTCTTAATTCTTTTGGAATATCTTCAAAATCTTCGGGAGCTTCATCTAACATTGAATCATAATCAATTTGTGGATATTCATTTTCATCACATCTAACAAACATCATATCTTCTGATGTTATATTTGTATCATTATCTTCGTTATATTCATCAATATCATCTAAAATATCATCAAAATCCATATAGAATTTATCTGTAAGATGTGAATAGATTGGGAATGTATTATCCCAAACAACAAGTTTTAATTTATTGTATTTTTCGTTT